GCCATACCGAGGCGCTGGGCAAGGCGCTGGAAGCCGCATTCGGGGCCAAGGCAAGCGGGCAGATCACGGGCGTGATCGGCAAGCTGGCTTCCGGCTTTGGCCGGATTAAATCGGCAGTTGGCGGCGCGGTGAACGGCGTCGGCGAATTTGTCGGCAGCCTGATCGACGGCCAGGGCGTGGCGCAGAGCCTGGAGGACGCGCTGCAAGCGGCCTTTGGCGGCAAGGTGCCCGAGAGCGTGCGCGCGCTGCAAGCGGGCATCGGCGGGCTGGTTACGCAGATAAAGGATGATTTTACGGCTGGCGGCGTGCTGGGCGTATTGCGCGGATTGGGTGGCACAATTGCAGACGGGCTGGAGGTGGCGCAGGCAA